AATTGAAAGCAGAATGGAGATCATTAACAAATGAAGAAGCCGTCTTGGATATTAAAAATGCAAAAGATACGGCTGATAAAAAGGCTGAGATTGCTAAAAAATCTGCTGATGCTGCCAGAAAGAATGCTGAGGACAGAAAGAATGCTGATGAAAAACTTAGACAAGATAGACTTAATAGAATAACAGCAGACATAGAAGATGAAAAAAAGAGAGAAGAAAAAACATTACTTCTTAATAATATTGCTAAGAAAAAGGAAATTGATGAAAGTAAAGCAAGTAGTCAAGAAAAGTATAATTCTAAAAAATTCTGGGATGATAAATACTATGATGATCTTGGTAAAATACAAGATAAATATAGAAAGTTAGATAAAGTTAGAGAGGCTAAACTAAAAGCTGATGAAGCCGCTAATGCCGAATTCAAAGCTGGTTTATTAGAGGAACAATTTACAGTTGAAAGTGAATATAATGAAAAGGGATTACTAACAAATCAATATGTTTCAGAGGGTGAAATTAAATTATTTAAAAATAAGTTAGATACTGAACAAAACTTTGAAGTTGTTGCATTAAAAAACTCAACAGAGTTTGCTAAGATGAATCAAAGAGAGAGAGAAATAGCTATTCATAAAATCTCTAACGATTATCAATCAAAAAGAGAAGCTCTTGATAAACAAATAAAAGATGAAGTAGAGAAAGCAAAGATAGAGGATCTACAAGAAGAAAAATTACATTATGAACAAGAATTAGCCTTATATGAGGAAAGTTTTGATTTCAAAATATCTAAATTAGATGAATATATTAAAAAAGAGAAAGAAGAAGAGTTAGGTAATATTGATTTTAAGGAAGATATTGAGCAACAAAAAGAAAAGATAGATGATAAATATAAAAAATATAGAATTGATGAAATTGAAAAATTAAAACAACAAGGAAAAGCAAGTGATGAAGAAATATTAAATTTTAAAATTAAAATGCTTGAAACTGAAAAAAATATGGAGATAGTTAATGCTGGGGAAAATCAGGATGAAATTTTGAAAATTAAACAAAAATATGCTAAACTTGAAGAGGATTTGATGACAGAAACTGCTAAAAAAATAAAAGAAAAAACAATGGCTACTATATCAGCAGGACTATCAGCAGTAAATGGACTTGTTGGAGAAGCCGCAGCTCTAAATCAACAACAAGAAGCAACTACATTAGCAAATACTAAACTAACTGGTAAGGCACTTGATAAGTTAAAGCACGATCAATTTAAAAAAGATCAAGCATATGCTAAAGCACAAGTAATAATGAACACAGCGATCGGTATTACAACTGCGATGACACAAGATCCACCACTGGACTTCATTCTTGCTGGTGTTGCTGTTGCTACAGGTGCTGCTCAATTAGCAACAATTGCTAATACTAATTATGTATCTGATACTTCATCAACTCCAAGTGCACCAACATCAGCAAGTAGTGGATCATCAACAACTTCTATGAGCACACCACAGTTCTTTACATTAGGAACTAAAAATCAACAAGCACCAATTCAAAAAGTAGTTGTTGTTGAAACAGATATAACAAAAACACAACAAAATGTAGCATCAATACAAGCGAAGGCTACACAAAGTTTAAAACCATAAAATAATTATTTATATGAAAAAGAAATATAACGATGCTGAATATCCATTATTTGAAATAGTAGTAGATGATAGTGAAAACACAGGGATTAGATTACTATCTATAGTGGATCAACCAGCAATTGAGATGAAAGGTATTGCGTTCAGTGCAGAGGGTGCTACCAGAGGCTATGAGTTCCAAGCACAAGCAGATAAACAAATTATTGTGGGACCCGCTATGTTACCCAATATGAAAATATTAAGAAAAGATGAAGATGGTAATAAGTATTATGTGATATTTAAACAAGATACTATTGAGAAAATGGTCCAAAAGTTTAATTCATCTGGTAATAATAGAAGAATTAATGTAGATCATTCTACTAAAATGGTTGATGCTTATATTATGGAGAACTGGTTAGTAGCAGATAGTTACTATGATAAATCAAGAATGTATGGATTTGATGTTCCAGTTGGGACTTGGATGGTTTCTGTTAAGATAGAAGATCAAGACTTCTGGAAGAATGAAGTTAAAGATTTAGGTAAGTTCGGATTTTCTGTTGAAGGTATAATGGGTAAAAGACCAATGAAATATAGTTCTGTTGATGAGTTAGTGGATAGTTTATCAGATGAGGATGTAATAACTTTAATGGAAGAATTCAAAACATATAAAATAAAAGCAAAGTCTTCTTCTAATATAGATAGAATGAAATATGACGATCAAACAAATGTTCTAACAGTTGAATTTAATTCAGGAGATGTATATACATATTTGGATGTGCCTTATGATAAGTTTTTAAATGTATTTAAAGGTGAAGCATCTTGTAGAACAGAAGGAAGTAATGAATATGGCTCTTGGTATGTTGGTAAGAACCCATCTATTGGCGCGGCGGTTCATAAGTTTTTGGTTGAGGGTAACTATTCTTATAGACCTGTTGGTGTTATATAACTATTCTCACGCAAAATGAGAAAAAAATAATAAATTATATATTGCATTGAAGGGAATTTAAAATCTCTATAAAAAAATAAAAAAACTTATGAAGAAAGAAGAAGCATTGGGTAAAATCCGCGAATCTTTGAAGAAGTTGATGTCTTTTAGTGAAACTGTTATAGCAGAAGAAGTAAAGAAATTTGAATCAGTTACCGCAAATGATGGAACTATAATTTCTTATGCTGACGGTTCTAACTTAGAGGTGGGAACGGATGTTTTTGGTCAAGACGCAGATGGTAATGAAACACCATTAGCAGATGGAACCTATGAGTTGGAAGATGGTAGAACATTAGTAGTTGCTAATGGTGCTGTTAGTTCAATCGCAGAAGGTGCTGAAGCTAATAATGGTGAGGAAACTCCAATGGATGACGCAAAAATGGATTCTGCTACACCTGGATCACCAGCAACTGATACCGATACACCTGCTGAGGAAGCAGCTGAAGGTGAAAGTTCTGTTGAGGATAGAGTTACAGCATTAGAGAACACAATGGCTGAGATATTAGAGTTGTTACAAGGTATGTCATCTGCACAAGAAATGGCTATGAGTAAAATTCAAGAGATTGCTGAAGCACCAGCAGTAGAAAGCATTAAAGTTGGTAAAACTTTAACTAATAATTTTTCATCACATAATTCCGATATGGAAGAATTGAGAGAAATTAAGAAAAAATACAACATTGGTAATAGTGGCTATGGTTTCAACGCTACAAGATCTACCAAATAAAAACAAAATAAAAAAATATGTCAAGTATTAATTTATCAGGGTTGTCAGTTTATACAGATCAGTTGAGCCAATCCTTAGTGAAAGAATCCGTATTAGGAGGAACTACACAAAAATACGTTACGATAATTCCTAACGTTAAGTATTCAACAGCGTTGAATAAAATTACTTCATCTTTTGTTGCAGCTGCAGGTGGTTGTGGTATTATCAACCCACAAGGAACTGTTTCTATTCAACAAAATGCATTGACTGTAAATCAAATTAAAATCGAAGAATCTATCTGTGAGGATGATCTTCAAAACTACTGGTTAGGTGCTTTAATGCAAAATGGTTCTTATACAGAAACTTTAGCACCAGATCAATTCGCTAAAATCTATGCTGCTGATAAAGTAGATAAGTTACAAGCGTATATTGAAGATTTATTCTGGAAAGGTTCTCCATCTAACCACTATTCAACTGATCCTAATTTAACATTAGCAACAGGTGTATTAGAGTTATTAGATTACACTTCTGCTACTAACTCAGTAGTATCTGGAAATGGAACTTTCTCTACGAACGTTACAATGACTCCAGCAAACGCAATTACAATCGTAGATTCTATGGTTTCTGCATTGAACACTTCTGCTTCTCAAATCTTAACTGAGAATGACTTAACATTGTTCTTATCTTATTCAGATTTCAACGCATTAGTTACTGCATTAAGAACTGCAAACTACTTCCACTATGGTGTAGGTCAAGAAGATGACGGAGCACAAAGATGGGAATTTATGTATCCAGGTCTTCCAGTAAGAATAGTTGCTACAAGAGGTTTAATTTCAACTAACAAAAGAGTTTTAACTGATGCTCACAACTTAGTATTAGGAACAGACGTTATGGAAGATTTCAGCAAATTCCGCATTTGGTATGAAATGCTTTACGACCAGGTCTATTTTCGCTCGAAATTTAAAGTAGGTGTTGGTGTATATTACTTCCAAAACATCGTTTATTTTAAATAATAAATAAAAACTATATTGATTGAATGGGGTTGAAAGACCCCGCACAATCAAATAAAATTAAAAATAAAAATTATGAGTTGTTTATTAACATCAGGATATTCATTGGGATGTAAGTCACAAGCAGGTGTTCAAAAGGTTTTTATTGGATCTTGGAATGATACTTCTATGACTTTCACAGCTGATGGGTCAGGACAAATAACTGCTATGGCAGGTGCTACTGTATCTTTCTATACATTCCAACAAACAATTGAAACTGCTTCCTTTACTGCTCCTGCTGAGATCAATAACGAGAATAACGCAATCCAATACAACCAAACATTAGCAATCACTGTTACTGGTATGACTGCTTCTTTGATTAACCAAATCAAAACATTAGGTCAAGGTGTATGGAGAGTTATAATCTTGGATAAAAATGGAAACTATTTTATGATGGGCTTCCACGGACCAGCACAAGTTTCAGCATTAGAATCCTCTTTAGGTAAAGCAGGAACAGACTTAAATGGTGCTACTTTAACTTTCACAGCGAAAGAAGATAGTCCAATCGTTCAAGTATCATCTGCGGCTGCGCTTTCAGTAATCGNGTAATACCAATTAAAAACTATAAANCCCTACCAATCGGTGGGGTTTTTTNGTATAGAGAAAAAATAAAAATAATATATATAAAGATATGAGAATTAAAGAAGAAAGTTTAGACCAATATATTACAGCACCTGTATCAGGAGTTATAATATATGTAAGAGAGATAGATCCAGAGTTCTATCCATTTTTATACAAATCATACCCTGAATTATTCGAGGTTGAAGTTGTAGAACCAGTAAAAACAAATGAAGATGATAGCAATGTGTAAATATTGCGAGAACACCGCTACAATGGGTCACTGGGATGATAAAGAAACTTGGAAAAGACCTTTAACTTGCGAAGAGTGCGGTGAATTAGAACAGGATTGCGAATGCTGGGATTAAAAAATAAATAAAATATGCTATATATAGACTACTTAAATAACAATACTTGGAGTGTTCTAAGTTTAGGACCTCAATGTGCTAATCCTAAATACTCTTATTTTCTATTTAGAGCAATAGATAAAGATAGTAAAGAAGAGTATTTATTTTTATCTCCCGATTATTCAACAAATCCTGAATACTACAACAGATTTCTAATAGTTTCATCAACCGCGAGTGATCCTATGAATGGGGTTATAAATGCACCTGCCAGTCAATATACATTAGAGGTATATGAGACTCCAGTAAGTGAATTAGATATATCCAAAGCATATGGTTTAGTAAATGTAGATATATTAAATATAGTTGGAACACATTCAAATATAGAAACTTATAATAATTCGGGAACACCAATAAATGTATATCGTAACCAAGATAGGTTATAAGTTAATAAATTATTATTATATTTGTAAAAATTATTATTATGAAAAAGTGTATAAAATGTTTAGAGGAAAAAGAGTTCTTGGAATTTAGTAAATATTCCAAGAAAAAAGATGGTCTGCATAACAAATGTAAATCTTGTATGAAGATAGAATATGACAAATGGCACTCAAATAGATCTGAGGAGCAAATTATAAAAACAAGGTTAAATTATAATA